GGATTACTACCAAAAAATTGGACTAATGTTCCATTATAAGCTACGACAGGATATATCACATCCGATATCATAGACCTCATAATGGTAAGATCGAGTTTGGAATATCCAGCCCGATCTGCCAATTCAATAAGTATACTGAAAGCTGCACCTGTCAACGAAGCTGGCATTCTCTGATCGTATGCACTATAATCACCGGCAACAATTCTCTCATCACCGAAAGTAGTAATATGCTCGTGCATTTCCTGCCATTCACCTGAAAATGCGTTTACTCCCACTGCACATTCACTCAAAAGTGGGAACATGCTCAGGTGTGAAGCTATCGGCAAGAAGTACTCCCTCAGAAGCATTTTCAAAGCTACAGGTGCTGCTTGAAAAACTCTAACCTTCAATTTTCCAATTTTAACAGGTTCATCTTTCAATGAGGCTCTAAAAACGGGATAACAGCGTTCACCAGCAGAGTACCGCTCTTTATACAGATTATAAACCGCCAATATCTCAGAATCAATCAGAAAATTATCATTATGCTTGTCCATCGATGGCCCTACTGAACAAAACTTTGATAATTTCCCGGTTAAGGGAAATCCTACAGAGGTATTTTGTGGCATACGGTTTAAAAATTTATCACCGTCCAAACCGTTAATCACTGTTTCAAGATCCAACGGCCGAATATTTTCAAACTTACACAATAGTGGTTTAATATAATCAGTAGAAGAACGTATAATACCACAAATATCAGGGCCAACCGCAGGTGTACTAAAACCCTGCATCCCCAAAGACCAATTGTGCCAAGATCTCACTACCGGTGGGCCCATGGGAGCGGGTCCATGCGTTCGTACAACACCTGTGTGTTGGGTTACACTCGAGGACAAATGTGATATAATAACTTCAGACTTATTAGAAACTGCGCCCTTACATGATGCTAAAACCTCTACTATACCATCCTCCGGTATAAAGTTGGTAGAACACCGAGGAGCAATGGGTTCATTAGTAGTGAAAGGCTCACCACCAAGATGTCGCTCGTATATAACCGTGGGAATATCAGAGGAGTTTCCAGGAAAAATCAAACCAGGAACATCAAAAAATTTAATTGATCTCTCTATGTCTTTCCTCAATAAAGTCCCACTTGCACCATATCTTGTATCAGTTATCCCTCCAAGATGGAAACCCACTATACTAGCGGGTTTAGTTTCACCAACAAAAACACCCATACACAGACCACGGAAAGTATTGAAATTCTGAAACTCATACTCAGCACCTTGAAAACTAGCAACATCTGTGGTCACTGTTCCAAAAGACATCCTAACCCTATCTGTTAGTAAATCACCGTCACTTCCCCTATATGTAAATGAGCTTACAATCTCCCCTGTCAAGTGCTCATTTGGGAAATAATCGGTAAAGTCCACTTTATCGCATCCACCGGGGGCGTACAATATAGCCAAATCTGAATTTGGAACTCGATAAACCAAATCAGCTGTGGTCCAAACCTTATAACTGTGTGAATTACCCTTATACTTAACGCGAGGAAAAATCTCCAACTCCATCTCTGGACTTATGAAATGATTGGGTACTACCAACAAATGTGTACGAAGGTAAAAGCCTCCCGTGACTTTAGTCCCACTTTTAATAAAAACACAATTTTTCGGAATCTTACCGTTCAAATCGCGCCAAGCCGTTGTCTTTGCCCGAATCGCAGGTGAAACTAATTTTACCTTCGGCAATTGAGGGTACCAAGGATTAGGCTCTTGCCTTCTCGTCACATACTCATCACTGTTTTCAGGATTCAAAGCAGATTGACCTGTTAAAACTGCGCCACTAAATGATCTATAAAATTTAATAAAACTAACAAGTATCTTACCAAGTGCCCTGGTCATCAAGTAAGTGGTCCCAACTCCAACCACACAAA